AGAGACCCAGAAGAACATAGCAAAACTCGATATACAGGAAATTCAAAAAGACTATGATTCGTAGTATGGGTATAGCCCCTCGAGGGTAGGCCAACAGAAGGGTTTTTCTTAATGACCTTTTATCAGCCCAGGAGGTCATGGATTGGGGACATGATGTTGATTCTTCTCTCCAGACGGCTTCTCAGGATGAAGGGCCCCTCACGACATTTTTCCTTGAGGTACAGATATTGTGCCTTCTGATATCTGTTGGATGAATGTCTATCACAGATCGGTGTGATTCCAACAAGAGCTCCTTGGACTGCCACTCCCACAAGCTGACCCGCTGCATCCAGCATACTGTCGGAGCAGTGAGCGTATAGTGACAGAACATATGCCTTAAGGATTTTCTGACAGCTCTTTCTCCATTGCAATGATGTCCCTGGATTACCCGATATTGACATGAGCTTGGATCTCAGTGAGCGAGTAATCTTATCCAGCCCTAATGGAGTTGACCACATTGTCCACCTCACCCCCCTAGACCCCAGCCGAGAGCATGCCAATACTCGATTCAGCTTGATGGGAACTGCATGACCCTCCCGCATCTCTTGATCTACACTCTTTTTCTCCCATGCTTGCGCTGCTCCACAGATCTCTAACACAGCAGGACGGTCAGAGGGGTCCACTTCAATTAGCACCGTAATGCCCGTGCTCAGCCGATCTTTAGTTATCACGGCCCTTCCTATCAGTTCCCTTGCCAGCTTCCACGAATCGCCCCACAGCACAACCCACCTGGCCTGTATGACTGCACTCTGATCAGATTCTGGTATCCACAGCAGAGAACCGCTATCCAGGATAATACTGTTCTCATGATATATATGAGCGCTGTCTCTGATATTGGGGGGAAGGAGTGACAAATTGTCAAATTTGTTATTGATCTCAGAACCAGAAAACTGCCCAGTATTTATATATATAGGCACAGATCTGCGTAGGTCCGCAAGTACACGAGACAGCAGGTTGATCATCGAGAGATCATCATCCACCACAATGCTGGAGATTGGCATGCTTGTCAATGCCGATTTCACCATCAGGTACAACTGAGGAAGAATACTCTCCCATGTGGAGTACAAGTGAACTGGGAGTTCCCATGTTTCAGGAGAAACAGGGATTCTCTGTACCCTCTCCAACGATACAGGGTCACTAATAAATGGGACCAGTAGATCATGCTCTGTCTTCACCTCAACTCCTTTTATCAATTTTTCACTATGTATACGGAAAATTTTGGGAGCAAAATCGATATCTTGATGGTATGGACATCTCCACTTTAAATGATCAGCTGAGCCCCTCTTGGCCACCTGGGACGAAATGATAGCCTGGCACTCCAGACAACTTTGCAGGTCACATGAAGATGCAGCATGACAAAGAGCCAACTGGAGAGGAACATTCTGCAGATACACATTAACATGTAAGGGCAAGGCAGTGAGTAAGTCATCCCTGTACAAGAAAGACATGTCACATGTGATTCCAGCCTCCCAAGATCCATTGAGTATCTCGATATTGAATGCATCCCTGCAGGATCTGATATTATTGTCTGTTCCAAGTAGAAGATTGATGCATGATGTGGATCTGATAGGGAACTGTTTGTCCAGACCCAATCTCCTCATCAATATGAGTCTATTCAAGCAATACTGGATCACAGTCCTTGCATTGGCTCTCTCTCTCATTAATAAGATGAAAGACTCTGATATTTGTCTAGACCCTATTAGCATCAGGAAGATGAGTAGCCCTGATTCCTCCTCGCATGTTACATTGGTCCCATCCCATCTAGAATTTATCAGGTTCTCCTCCTCCATCCCTCTTGAGATCTCGACTTGGTGATGGTAGTCAAGTTTCACATTGACGGACTCAATATAAGCGAAAGGATTCCCTTTTGCTGCAGGGAGGGTGGCAAGAGTCGGTGTGGTCCGGCTGGGATCCGGGTCAGAAATTTCTCTGATGCAATGTGTGCATTTCTCTTTGGCATACCATATCATTTCAGGTAAACCTTCCAATGATCCTCTATACACCACTGCTCGATACAGTAGATTGATCAAGACACTTTGGAAGTGAATGTTCTCGTTCTTTCCTCCTCTGCTGTGAGAGATCCAGGATGATGTAGTGCTAGAAAAATGGGAGGTGGGTGTAACTAGAAAGTTGGGAATCCCTCCACTTATATCTCCTGCAGTCCCCCTTCTGTGATCGAACTCTCCTTTTATTTCTTCTTTGGATCGGTGGAACCCTGATGTCTCTGCATCGGTGATGGCTGCAAGTGTCAACTGAATAAGGGCGGCAAATTGACTTCCTTCATCATACCTCCAGTTGATCAGCTTCTGCAAGCGAACTGCCTTCGATAGTATGTCTTCGTTGCCATATGCTGCTGCAATGTCTGTGGCCTTGAACCTTTCTTTGGTATATGATCCCTGGTATATCTTCCCTTGCCCCATGGACAGGTAAATGTCTTCTCCGCTTGATCTGTCGCTCCAGCATACTACCGCATCTAGATATGTTGTTTCAGACGAACTATGAATGCTGCACATCTCAAGGGGATGAGGGACGGTAACACCGAGAATAGGTTTCCTCCACGAATAGTCCCTGTATCGTTGTGCAGTCACACGAGAGCAAGTGTCAGGACACATATCATGGCTCCTTAGGTCTCTGACCATAAGGTACCCCATATATCTGGATTCGGCCCCAGCTAGTCTCTTGAGGACATCCACATTCTCATTTAGAGCTCTTACAGTTCTTGTCTGATCTATTCTTGAAGCAATGCCGTTGGTGTATCCATACAATGTAGCACCTGCTATCTCATGTAGCACCTTGACATCTAACTCTTGCGCTGAACACAGGGCATCATAAAACTCCTTCTCTGCTCTTCTGTCCAACAATGAGAACAGTGACTTGAGATGAGGGTTGGCTGCCAGTGTGGTTCCCATAAGAAAGTCGCGGGACATCTGTCGAATTTCATTCAATCCGTGAGTAGGAGCATCATGGTTGATTGAAGTCGGGTCTTCAACCAGTTTGGCATATTCAACTGTTCTTGCAGTGCTCATGTGAGATAGATTCTCCACTGTTGTCATCAGTCCTGGATCTACAATATACTTACACAACTCCGGAATGTAAGCAAGATGGCTTGTCAAAGGGTCTGGAAACCCTCTCATGACAATATCCTGAAGATGAAGTGTTCCCGGATGGCCCATGACAGATACCCCCTGCATGCATAGGACGAAATAAGATCTTAGGCATTTACTGGTTATTGGGAGAGACAATTTACTTCCAGAACGTATCACAGTCCCATGAGTCGGCAGTTCAGGCTTCTTGAAGCATCCCACCAATGGATGAAGGACCAAGGTGATCTCGGCTACACGGCGATAGAACAGGGTCTTCATGAAGACAAGGGGGATCCCATGGCGTTCTTTCATGCAGGCTGCCTTCACTCCGGAGGAGACATTGTTGATCATGTTGTCCAATGTCATTATAGAGTCATTTGCCAAAGGGAATATTCTGGAGATTGCCTTGAGAGGTGATCGGAGTGGTACTCCTTTATAAAACATGTGTTTATTGTACATGAACAGTGAGTCACTCACCCAAGTCTCGGAGGCTTTCAAAGGCAACCCAAGACTTTCAAATGTGGATATCAGATCTTCTGTGAACGTCTTGATCACTTTCTTTGCAAGATGACAGGAATCAGCGGTCAAAGCACCTGATATATCACGCACCATGCCTCCTATTGTTATCCCCAGCACCTGGTTGTCTCCTCCGCCCATCAGCGATACCTCAACATTATGTCGTTTGGCAATCAGCATGATTGCTACCACAGTCATTATCGTCCATCCCTTCTGTCGTAGACCTTCTTTCCCCGACTCATCCCCCGTCCATGCCCAACTACCAGAAGGAGATACCCCATAATATGGGTCTGCCACAAGATCCCCTTCTCCAGAACACAAATAGATGACACTCTCCTTGAATAATTCGTGTGTCCTCTCAAACAGGAGGGGCATGCCAAAGAGCTGACCGAGTTGTGAGAAGACAGGAGAGCATATCACCTTCCGCATCTGAAGGTTCCACTTGATGAAGTCCAGGTTGAATATCACTGTGACAGAGTCGTCACCTCTTGTTGTTTGACCTGATACTTTGAACATCTTCTTTATCATGGACAACATGTCAAGAGACATAGTGATCTGCGGGAAATACTTCAGTACTTTGTCCCCTAATAGAGCCTCTGTAGACACGAAATATAATCTCAGCTTGAAGGACATTAATGAAAATAGCCTTGCTTTGATCTTCAGCTCCCTCTCCTTCGGGTAAACACCAATGATTTTGTCTTCAGGCAACAGCCCGTGATCATTCACCTCCTGTAAATAGGACCTCAGCTGCACTGTATCCATGGTTAGTGACTTGAGGATCCCTCTTCTGTTGGCTGCACCGAAGATCGTGTTGCGAGTACTGAGGGTCTCATACAACTCCTTCCTGTTGGGGGAAATTGCCTTGTCCTTCAGGTTGTGCACCAGATTCCATGAGTAAGGAACTTCAAAATTCTGCTTTAGCTCCACAGAATCCCAGTCCTGGAAATGATAACTCAACACCTTGGTGTTAATAGTGAGGTTGTCCTGCAGGCATTCTTGAATATAGGACCCTTTGAGAGGGGACATGATGTTGTGTTGAGGATAGTGCTTATGCACCCCATGGTAGGAAGTGAAGAACATCTCTTTGAACTGCCTACCCATGTCTGTCAACACACTGTTGAGAGGAGTCTTATTAACAGACGCCACTTCTCTCATCTTATTTATTCCTCCTAGAATGTCTACTGCCGGGTGACCCCATATTCTATACAGCCCATGAGCACATGCAATCTGTTCCGGAGTGAACCCCTCCATAATTTCATTCCACTGCAGGAGGTACTGTCTTCCCTGTTCATTGCCTGGATCGTTCAGAGTGGTTTGTCGTAACAGTTCTCTGTTGGGGATAACATGCTCATTATCTCTCGCTTGTATGACGCCAGCTAGTAGTGCCTCATATGACCCGATCACATCATATCCTTTGTTCCCTAGGGCAGCCAGGCAATCATCGCCGATCTTTATGATATCATTCAGCTGTGCCAATGATACTCGATTAGGAATATTGAGATGATCACACAATGCACAATAATACCTCACATTGTATCTTTCTGCTGCCTTGTCTGCCCCGTTTAGGATGTAGGGAATAGGCGACCAGAATGTTCTTTCATCTTTCTCTATGATGCATATATCTGTACCGACATACAGTAACATACCAATAGAAATCCGTATCTTCAAGTACCCTGTCTCCCTGTCAATGGATACACTCTTCCAATCTAGCAGAGGGTCCAGTCTCCCTCTCCATGCCGGAAGGTAGTTCTTCAAGGTGATCACTGTAGACCACAACAGAGATGTATCATGGTCATAAGCCACCTCCCTTGATATCTTCTCATGAATACTCTCTACCCAATCCGGAGTATAAACAAGCATAAGATGTGAATGCATTGTCTTGATTTCAGCCTGTATTAGATCATAACAGTCCCGCATCCAAGGAAGAGATGCAAGGCGAGTGGTGACATCCCCGAGTAGTGTACCAACACTCTTCCTAATCGGTGTATCCCTCAGTACTAATCTCATTGTGTCTATTGGATCGAGCATCATCTTGTGTGAAATCCCAAACTGATCTACCGCCTTGGTGTACTCTTTCTTGAATATTGGGTGACGCATCATATCTTGGAAGGTTCTCAACGCTGACTTCAGATGATAGTCCCCAGTTCCGCTTAACACCCGCCCTGAGTCTTCATCTTCGTCTTCTTCATTGGCGCCTTCTCGTATACTTTCTAGGACTTCCAGAGCCTCTGAGTCAAGGTCCGGATAATCAGGATCCATGGTGATTTGGGTTTTTCTTAATGGTATTTAGGCGGTGCGGGTCGGGAGGATGGTCTTATTTGGGACCGGACCATGAAATGGTATTCTTAACAGGAGTATATGAAGGCCGGCTGGAGAAAAGGTACCTCAGGATGGGTAAAGAGATTAATAACCCTAGTATGATGAGGCTGATGAATATGATGCTATTCTTCACTTCCGATTCGAGCTCTCTCCACCAGATCAGGATGGACATGGAGACGTTCCCGACCAACCTGGCTGTCTTCTTCGTGATGGGTATCAGCCAGCCGTACCAGGGTGATGATGTAGTGTTGCCGAGATCTCCCACAGTGCTCATCACTTGCTTGACCTTATGGTCTACACCCTTGGTGATCATGGGAAGGTTAATTGGGACAGTATATATTAGGGAGCTGATAGACGGGAACCACTTGGAGCTGCGATGAATATGACCACCCGGATTGGACAACCAATGCCCTGTTGTATTGTAAGGATAATCTATAATGTAGGCTCCCTTCCAGAATTCAAACATCAGCGGTTTCCTTGTTTGACTGCGAAGATAAATCTCATCTTCATCATGTCCCAGACATAGAGTCTCGGGGGAGACATGACTATCTATCGGGTTCCACCAGAATGTATCTCCAGACTTCATTGATTTCACTTTCAGCAAGAAGGGTGATAAACATGTCTCCACTGGTGTTATCACAACAAGCCCCGGTTCACTCTGACAAGGCACCACAGAGAGTCCACCATTCTTTGATGAAGGCAACCAAGGACCAACGGGAGTTTCTATCACCATTGGCCTTTCTGAATTTTGAGAGACGATCATTTCTGTTAAGTCACATGTGGATTCACAATAACTGGTCTCAATTTTCCCCAGTGCATCATTGATTACTATGATCAACTGCTGTGTCAGTGCTTCTTGAGACTGATGCCATAGTTCTATCAACTGGTTGGAGATGGATCCAACATGCTTATGGCTGAGTATCTTATATGTGATCCCATCCGTAGATATGTTCACATCACCAACACATGTATCGGATAGATGGGTCCCTACACGGGCGGAGAATGCAACATTCAAATTTGGGCATGAGTAGGTATATGTATCCATAAGCAGTGTACAGTTAGCCTCCCCTGCCGATTTGAAATAACACCCCTGATGAGGGATATTACTTGGAGCCCAAACCCACCAATATCTTCCTCTCCCTTTCCCATCCGCCACAGGGAAGACATAACCCAGGTCAGGGTCTACAATGTAGCCCTCTCCTGCAATATCAGATTTAAGCTCAATAGTCCTCTTTGATATCAGGACTCTCCATCCACTAATGGCCCCGTCACTGGTGTACTTACATTCCGGATGTCCTATCGTGTCGTGCACATGGATGGCACCGCCATATGGCCATGTCTGTAGTCCTTCTATGAGCAACGGTGTAATCCTATCAATTATGTCAGCAGGTGCAGGCATAGACGAACCGACATCTGTTGTCTTCTCGCACTCACCGTACCAGGTGACATGAGAACTCTTAGTAATTGGAGTAGTCTGGAGTGATAGAACATCTATCCAACCCACACTGTCATTTCGGAAGAAGACCTCCAGTGAGGCGTCTGTGGTGTTGTGAGTCATGGAACATGCGCCTCTGCATGCCCCATACCAGCTTGTCACAGGCACCCCCACATCCTGTTTCCCACATTCATACAGAGGGTAGAGGTCTGCTTCACCGATATCATCTCCGGATCCCTTGATAGTGTCGGAGATGCGACCCAGGAGGAGCGGAGGAGAAGCGGAAGCGTAGCCGACTAGCAACAACAGGAACAGAAGTGAGGAAGACATGATTGTACAGTTGGGTTTTTCTTAATACATGGGAGTGGTGATGGTGGTCTGGCAGCTGCCTCTAGACAATCAGAATAGGATGCTTCTCAGTTTTGCGACAGCAGTACGCTTCTCCTTAATATCTCCTAGTGATGCCCACGGATCGGTCCCTTTAGGGAATGAGGAGATCAGTCTCTTGGCGTCTACACCCATGGGGGATCTTCCAGCCAAGCCCCGTGCTGGAGAGTTCAATACCACTCCGAGGGTCACCGACAGCCCATCATCCTGATGAGGAGGGGTGAGTCGAGTATTCAGTGTAATGTGATACATGCCATGAGGCACTGGGACACCACAGATCTGGTATACCTCTGGATCGAAGGTCCCGAGATGATCATCTCCAATATGTATGCGTGCAAGGAGTTGCTCACTTCCACTGAACGCATCCTTTGATCTTTCTATGTACGTAGCGACTTTTCCTTCATATTTTCGGATGACACATAGGAATGCAAGAGCCAATACATGTAGCTTGTTGTCATGGTTGGCATCAAATCCCAGAGTGAGGCCCTGACACTCCCTTTGCTTCATGATATGATGAATTCCTTGGTACAGGGATCCGAGAGTGATGTCACCATCTTCCAGCAATTTCATCATATCAGGATGGTATGCACGAATCTCCAAGGTAAAATGACAACCTACAATAGGATCCTGAGTGTCATCTTTCTGAATCAAGCTGACACTAAATGGAGATGGCTTCTTTTCGGACTCGGTGCCGACGGCGGTGATAGGAGTCTCCATGTTGGGTTTTTCTTAATCAAAATACATCAACATGATAAATAAGAACTTGAAATCAAGTAAACCACTTGATAACATAGAAGGACCTTCACATTAGGAGTGCACACAGACAGCAGGCAGACATCGAAACACATTTAAATCTCCTCAATAGGAGTCAGAACCTTCTTCCAGTAAGACCTGTCATAAATGACCATCTTGTCAAGAACATTATTGAGGCATGATCTATATGCCTTGCTGATCTCAGAGGTGGAGGCAACCATGATCATGTTCTGCAGCATTTTAATGTTCTCATTAATGAACCCGTGGTGATACTGGTCTTGTAGGAGATCTGTGATCTTGACTTTGAAGGTGGAAAGAAAGGCTAATGCTTGCCCCTCAGAAATCCTAAACTTCCCCCCACTTAGTCTAGATATATCTTCCACAGTATCTTCGATATAGTTCTTGAGGATGTGAATGTTTGTATCAGGTATGGCCTCTTCAGTATACGAAGTGTAGAGGAATAAAGGACTCCCCACATTTTCCTGGATTGTTGGTATTAATTTGCAGGGCGATAGGTCCCCTGTCCGGAGTCTAGCATCCATATGCAGTGTCATTGAGATAATACCAGCCTCTGATCCAGAGAACCCAACCACTCGTCCCTCCACAGAGTAAGGACAGTCTTCCACTTTCAGGAAACCAAGATTACCATGCACCTCATGCCTCCATCGGGATGACACAGGGCTCCATATATTAAGTATCGGGACTTGAGTGCTGTTATGGTGAACAGTTATATTCAGCTGGCCTCCTGCTGTGATAGGGCAAAGAGGAGTCCACTGAATGGTCATTGATGTGAACTGGAGATGGGTGCCCGAGTCGGGATGTTTCTTCCTTCCAAATAGACTGTAGGCTTCATTGAATTTTACTTTTGTAGCTATTAGTCCTACTTTCTTAGAAGGGGCCACTAAAGGGCTTTTTGCGGCTTCACGACCTTTCCCGAGTGAGAACTCTGCGTGAGGCTCCATGTTGGGTTTTTCTTAATGATAAGGGAACATGATAGGCACAACAAGGCGGGTTTTCTGGGGAGAGTAATAGATGACAGGATGACATATGATATGTGATGGTTCAGTTCAGGCGAGCCCTCTTGGAGATGACCTTCTCAATTGCATGTTTCTGGTGCTGGATATCATCTGCGTAAACTGTCTTGTACTGGTTCTGATTCTTGCCAAATGCTACCAGCTGCCAACGAGGGATGAAGGAAAGGTGCCTCCCCCAGCCATCTTCTTCATACAGCGGGTCAGGATCTAAGTTCAAGATAGATCTCAGATATACATCTATGGCATCCTCCTTTGCTTCATGAGAGTAGGACTGCCAAATATCCTCTAATCCATCATGATTGAGTGCAGTGATGTCCACCCCGTTGGCATCTGCCTGATATGACTCCATGGCTTCTTTCTTTCTCTTTGGATTCGGAGATTGGAATAAGGCATAGGTCTTCTGTAGGGTGCTAGCCTCAGTGAGTGCACGAGTGGTGGCTGCAAGAGTGGTCAATTGAGTCTTCAACTCTTCTTCTATCCAGCGCTTGGTGCTTGCCAATGTCGCACTGTCTTTTGCGATCTCTCCACAGTGCACACCTATTGCAAGGATTGCTTTTTCCCTCTCTGTTAGCACACCAAAGCCTTTCTCGGCCAACCTTGCTCCGACCATGCTGTCGATGGGCTGCCCGACCAGAACAGGCGCCGCACGCTCTACCTTGAGGACATCCAGGAAGCCGGTCTGTAGAGGAGGCATGGCTGCACTTCGGTGTTCAGTGACGGTGCTGGACTCCCCCGTGTTGCGGAGCTCAGTGAGAGTGTAGGGTTCTTGAAGATCGGTGAACTCTGCGTGGACCTGAGTGGGGTTCTCTTCAGCTACAAGGAGTTCTCTGGCAGGAGTTAAGGGTTTGTATCTTCCGGACCGTCTGGTGGAGATGCTCATTATCGTGTTGGGTTTTTCTTAATAAACACACAATACATAATGGTAACATTACATAAAGGATAGCTCCTTATTGTGACAGTACAGTACAATCATCTTGTCGGGCTCGACTGGAGGTGGGGGAATAATAGTGTGGTATTTGTCCTGAAGGTAGGCGCTGAAGCAATCTTCACAGATTTCCAGACCTGGCTTTCTTGGCAGCGGATCCTCCTTGCTCATTGTTGGTGTTCCCTGCGGGCTGGTCGACTTCCATCTGCTCCCTCTGTCCATCTCCTGATCCTCCTGCTGATGTGCTGGGCTGTGCTGCTGCCGGGCTTGACCTCTTGACCCCTCTAGCGAGAGAGTAGGCTGTCCCTGCCTCTCCTGAACCTGCAGAAACAAGATATTTTTCATAGATCCTCTCAACAAGAGTGACATCAATGGCTACTTGATTCTTGATAGCAGCATCCATAGTCTTGATGACAGCAATGTTCCTTGGATCTGCATAGTCTCCACTGCCCTGCGGCACATGCTTCTTATTCAGTGATGCCAGGAGTGCACACATGTAAACATTCCTCCTGGAGGCTATATTCAGAAAGAATGTATTATCGACCATCCTTGCATATTTCCAGGACTTGTCCAAGCTAGGCTTATCATAATTGGTTACAATGTTCTTGATCTCCGCAACAGCCAGTGCTGACTTTGGATTCCTGATCCAGGTTAGCAGCAGTCCAATTGGGACAGTTGACCATTCAGTAAGAAGTGCCAGCAGCATCTTATAAATATGCATTCCTTCTAACTCGAGATGCTGGAAGAGTAAGAATCTACAGACACCATAAGATTTATCAGAATTAGAATACTGAGTGTCTGCATACCGAATATAATAGAAAATTGTTCCCCTTGCTGCCGGATAAGTTTCAATTCCCTGTTTGATCCTTGACAGCTGTTGGCGGGTGAATTGCACTGTGTTGAGCATGTTAGAGGACAGCCCGTATAGTGACCCAAACCTCTGGCGGATGCTTGTTATTGCAGACATGATATGACTGGGTTCCTTGACAGACAGTCTAAGCAATGCACAACAAAGGAACGAGATTGCTTTAGCTTTGATCTCAGCATCTTCTGTCGAACCTGAAGGGGTGCTGGCGCTTACAGTGGAGACCGTGACATCGTTCTCGGTGGCAGGTATCGGCGATGTGTCTACGGCCTCAGTTGTGAGCCCACCTGACCAATCTGACGGTATAGTGTGTACAAAAACATCCCCTGCTTCATGAGGCTTTCTCAGGTTGAATGCAAGCTCACACAATGTCTTGAGGTTTGCAGCAGAAAAGCTCCCTCCATTGAGACTGGTTGTGACAGTGTTCCAGTCTGTGGCAATGGTGGCAGCCTCCTTATGTGTGACCTCCCAGAACTTCAACTTAGTTTTCAGGGTATCAACGGTGTATGCAGTCTGCGGAATCAAGGACTTTGAACTAGGAATTTCACCTGCCTTTTGAGTGTATTGCTTGAGGTCATCGGAGTACTTGTTGACGACATCATCAGGAATATTGATATCCGACATGATGAGAGAAGGTGATTATGAAGAGAAGGAGTAGTGGTGTTGGGTTTTTCTTAAAATGTGTGTCCTCCTATTGCTGTGCTGTTTAGGCTATTAAAGAGCACTTTTAGGCGCTGTACCCCCAAAAGAACCCATTCAGAGAAACATGAGATACATGTTATCTCGATAACTGTCATGTATAGACAATACTGGAGATTTGTGGGTCTCT